ATGAAAAAACTAGCTCTCTCACTGTTGCTGGTATCAGCCAGCGTCACGGCGCAAGCCTCTAACGAGGCTGTTTTACAGAAGTCTCTTAAACCCTGGAATCCGCTGTCTATTGAAAGTAATGATGGTGTTGTTACGCTTGTAATGAATGAAGATAGCGTTACTACGCAAATCTATAACTCCGTCATTCGAATGGGTGTGTGTGGCCCTCTTTGGCTAAACCCCAAAAAAAATACGTACTTAAAAAATACAAAAGAAGTGCGGGTGTTAAATAGATACGCTCATAGCGGGTTTGTTTTTGAGAACCCCAGCTCTTCTTGCAAAGAGGCGGGGCAAGCAAAAGGCGATGGCTCTGAGTTAATCATCGCATCGCATACCCACGCATTTTAACTTCTTTTGAAGATCTAAAACCAAGCCCCGCAGATGCGGGGCTTTTTTATATGGCAAAGCTGAGCTGATCGTTGCCGTAATGCGATGCAGGGAATGCATCCAAAGGGATAAATCCAGGTGGCAACTTTTCGCGATGACCGCGTTTTGTTACCAGCTTTTCAACGCTATTCAGGGTGGTAAATGTGACGCTGCACTCAAAGTTCTGGCACTGGTGATAATGGCGAACGGTGGTATTACTCAATGGGCGACTGGTGCGCGTTTTGGCAACGGCACCGCAAATGGGACACTTGAACATGATGGCCTCCCGGGCGGGAGTTGAACTCACCGTTATTATGGCTGCTACGACTCCGTTTCTGCAATCCATTCAGGTATTTTCGCTTCAAGCTCCAGCTGCGTTTTAAATCCGCCGTCGTCGATCGTGTGCGTGGCCTTCGCAATTATCCAGTCCTGATTATTCATATCCGTCTTAAATCCCGATACCGTGCCGTGCATCTCCGGGTACAGATCTGCGCGACCGTAGGCCAGCGTCATATTAAATTCGGCGGCGCCGCGTTTGAGCTGCTGCCACTTTGCCGCAGCAGCCCGCTGGGCGGCTATTTCGCTGCTATAGGTTGTCCGCAGTACAAAAACGTTGCCGTCTTCACCTGCAATATAATCCCCTTCCCGACTGCTGCTGCGCGGCTTCCTCTCGGTCTTTTTCTTGCGTTCCTTGACGGTGACTTTCTTCTTTTTGCCGAACTCCAGATCCAGCCAGTACGCCTGCACGCCGGTGTAGGCGTCACGGTCTGCGACGCGGAACGAATGCCGGTCGCCACTGGAGCGGGTGATCGCAAACTGCGGCAGGGCTTTGCCGTTCGCGCTGACGCCACCACCCGGCAGGATAAACAGAAGGCTACCGTTTTTGATGGTGGCAATGGCCCCCAGCAGGTCGGCCATCCTCGTCAGAAATGACATATCACTTTCCTGGGTCTGGTCGGCGTGGTCAATCTCGGCGCTCATCAGCTGCTCGGAAATCACCGGCGTCAGTTTGTAACGCCTGGCGATGGCTGACACGATGCGCTCAACCGTCACGTCATGCCATGACACCTCGCGCTTGACGTTGAACTCATCCCGAAAATCCGCGCTGCGGGCGGTGATCTCCAGTCGGTCCGGCGGCCCCGAATGGGCGACCTCGTCAACGGTGTAAACCCCTTTGTAAACCAGCGGCTCACCCTGCCACCCCAGCGATACCGACAGCTCAGCACCACGCGGCGGCAGTTCAATCAATCCGTCGCTATCGTCGATAGCAATGGTCAGCTCGTCGGCCTCAAATCCGCGGTTGTCGGTCAGCTCCAGCGAAATAATGCGCGGATCCAGCTGCGTCAGTGCTTTGCCGCCCATCAGGATACTGAACGCCGGCACGCGCGAAAGCTCGGACTGATAGTCCTTGAATCGCTGCGCCCCTTCGTCCAGTAGCGCTTTTGCTTTGTCGATAGTGTCTGTCGTCAGTGCCATATGCATTCCCCCGCCGTTGATGGTTTCATGCGCGCGCGATGCTGGCGATGGCTTTTTGTTGTGACAGGCCGGTCACAACCCTGAAGGCACGACAGCGGCCCGCCATCCCGGCGATGATGACCGCGAACTCACTCAACATGATGGCGGTAGAGTATGACCGACAACTTTTTTCACGGGGCGCGCGTCAAAGAAAACACCGACCTCCAGACCGCGATCAATGACATTGATTCAACGGTCATTGGTCTGGTTGCGGTAGCCGAAGACGCCGACCCTCTCACTTTTCCACTTAACACCCCGGTGCTGGTGACGCGTGTTATCAGTGTGCTCGGCAAAGCAGGTAAAACAGGCTCGCTCTACAAATCGCTGAAAGCTATTTCCGACCAGGTCAGCACCCGCGTGATTGTCGTGCGCGTTGCTGAGGCTAAGGTCGGGGAAGATGAGCCGACGCAGTCGCAGCTGATTATCGGCGGCACGCAGGCTGACGGCAGCTACACCGGGATGTTTGCCTTCCTGACGGCGGAGCAGAAAACCGGCTATCGCCCGCGCATTCTCGGCATTCCGGAGTACGACACCGCCGAAGTGACTGCGCAGTTGCGGGTTATCGCGAAGCAGCTGCGGGCGTTCTCATACAGCTACTGCGACGGCTGCGACACCATCGCGGAGGCGAAAACCTACCGCGAGACGTTTGCGGAGCGCGAGGGCATGCTGATCTGGCCGAACTTCATCGCCTATAACCCGCTGAGCGGTGTGAATGAAGAATTCCCGGCCGTAGCGTATGCGCTGGGTTTGCGGGCGCTTATCGACAACGAGCAGGGCTGGCATAAATCACTGTCTAACGTGCCGGTCAAAAACGTGCTGGGGATTGCGAAGGACGTGTTCTGGGCGTTGCAGGCGGAGGACTCCGACGCCAACGAGCTAAACGCCAACGAGATCACCACGCTGATTAAGCGCGACGGCTTCCGCTTCTGGGGCAACCGCACCACCGAAACCGAAGAATTCATTTTCGAGGTGTACACACGAACCGCGCAGATCTTGGCAGACAGTATCGCGGAAGCGCAATTCACCACCGTGGATACCCCGCTGACGCCTGCGAACGTGAAAGACGTGGTGAGCGGCATTAACGCCAAACTTCAGGCGCTGGTTACCGCCGGCAAGCTGATTGGCGCAGCGTGCTGGTTTGATATCGTCGATAACCCAACCGTTGGCCTGCGGCAGGGTAAGGCCATCGTGCGCTACAACTACAGCCCGGTACCGCCGTTGGAAGACCTGACGATGATCCAGACGTTCACCGATCAGTATTACGAATCCGCTTTTGCATCGCTGGGAGGTGAATAGTGGCTATTCCTAAAAAACTCCGACTGTTCACCGTCTTTGTGGACGGCGTGAACCATATCGGCAAAGTCCCCAGCGTGACGCTGCCGAAAGTGACCCGCAAGACCGAAGATTACCAGGGCGGCGGTATGCTCGGTTCGGTGGCGGTTGATCTGGGGCTGGATTCCGGCGCGCTGGACGCGTCAATGATTGTCGGTGGCGTGGTTGAAGAGCTGATCCTGAAATATGGCGGCGATATCGACGAAATGCGCCTGCGCTTTGTCGGTGAGTTTTACAGCGGCGGTACCAGCTCGTTACTGGAAGTTGAGATGCGCGGACGTATCACCGAAATCGATCCGGGTGATGCGAAACAGGGTGATGATACCAACCACACCTACGCCATCAAAAACACCTACTACAAGCTGTCAGTGGACGATAAGCCGCTGCTGGAAATCGACCTGCTGAACTTTATCTACAAGCGCAACGGGGAGAACCTCTACCCGGATCGCATTATGTCGGCGCTGGGCCTCGGCAGCTGATAACCCTTTTTACTCACCTTTAAGGCGGCCTGCTGGCCGCCCGGAGAAAATGCTATGTCCGTTATTCTCAGTAAGCCGGTTAAGCGCGGCGATCAGGAAATTATCACCATCACTATCACCGACACCATCAAACAGGCGGGATCCCTGCGCGGCCTGCGTCTGGTTGATGTGCTGAACTTCGATTTCGATTCGGTCTCCACCCTGCTGACGCGCACCACCAGTCCGCAGCTGACCAGTACCGAAATTGCCACGCTGGCAACGGGTGACTTCACCGCACTATGTGAAGAGCTTACGCCTTTTTTGGCGAGGCCGGCGCCGTCCGTACCGAACGCGGCGGAGACGGGGAGCGAATAAGAGAGGCGGTATTTTCTGACGTCGACGATCTGATCGCCGACATTGCAGTTATTTTTCACTGGCCGCCCTCCGAGATGTACGGCATGGAGCTGCGCGAGCTGATGGCCTGGCGCGAGAAGGCGGCCATCAGAAGCGGCAACCATGAACAGGAGGATGACGACGATGGATCTTAGTATTCGCGTTGCGTTCAGCGCCATTGATAAGCTCACCCGCCCGGTCAGCGCCGCCAGCAAAGCGATTGGCGGCCTTTCTGACTCCCTCAAAAAAACACAGTCTTCCATTAAAGACCTGGAGAAAGGTGCGGCGTCTTTCGACAAGCTGCGCTCGCAAGCTAACGACACAGCTCTGAAGCTCCGGAGCACTCAGCGCGCCTTTGACGGTCTCAACCAGAAGCAGCGCGAAGGCGGGCAGCTTACCGAGGCTCAGGCGGCACGTCTTGAAACGCTGCGCAACAAGCTCTCACGCCTGACGGATACCTACAACAAGCAGACTACCCAATTACGCTCTGCCGGGCAGGCGGTGCGCCAGCACGGCGTTAACCTCACCGCCGGTAGCGGTGCGGTGCAATCTGCCATCCGGCGAACTGAGCAATACAGCCAGGCGCTTGAGCGTGAACGACAGCGCCTGGCTGCGGTAACGCGCGCACAGGCAAGCTATGAGAAGGCAAAAGAAACCGGCGCGAAACTGCGCGGCGGCGGCACGATGGCAGTAGCTGGCGCGGCGGTGGCTGGATACGCAAGCGGTAGATTTCTGTCGCCTGCCGTCGGCTTCGATACCGACATGTCGCGGGTAATGGCGCTGACCCGCATGGACAAAGGCGATAGCCGGTTTACAGTTCTGCGAGAACAGGCCAAAAAATTAGGTGCCGAAACGGCATTTTCAAGCAGTGATGCGGCGCAGGGGCAAGCATTCCTCGCGATGGCCGGCTTTACGCCTGAGGCCATTCAGGCCGCGTTACCCGGCGTTCTGGATACAGCTATTGCCGGCGGCGCGCTGAGCGGGGATATCTCTCTTGGTGAGACTGCCGACATTGGCGCCAGTGTGCTCAAGCAGTTTGGCTTGCAGGCAACGGATATGGGGCGTGTTGGTGACGTATTGGCCGGCACATTTACCCGTTCCAGCACAAACTTGCGCGCACTCGGCGATACAATGAAGTATACCGGGCCAGTTGCTGCCGCTCTAGGTATAAGTCTGGAAGAAGCGGCGGCGATGGCTGGTGTTCTCGCTAATAACGGGTTGCGTGGCAGCGATGCGGGGACAGCTATGCGCGCCTCTCTTACCCGACTTTCGGCACCAACCGGGGCCGCTGCGAAAGCCCTCAAGGAGCTTGGAGTAAGCGTCGCGGACAGCCGCGGTAAGCTGCGGCCTGTCGAGCAAATCCTCGGCGACCTGTATAAAGCCACGAAAAAATACGGTGACACCGATCAAATTAGCTTCTTCAAGGATATCGCTGGCGAAGAGGCAATGGTCGGGTTACAGACGCTCGTCAAATCCGTAGGGAGTGGTGATCTCCAGAGGCTTATTGCTGAACTGAAAAAAGCGCAGGGAGAGTCCGCGTCCACGGCAAAAAAAATGTCAGATAACCTCGGGGGCGACATTTCAAACCTCAGCAGCGCCTGGGAGGGTCTGCAAATCCAGATATCTGATACCGTCAAGGGCCCGCTGCGTAGCCTGGTGCAATGGCTTGATGAAACTATTTCGCGCGTAACAGTCTGGGTTAAGGCAAATCCCCGACTTGCGCAAACTCTCCTCCTCGTTGTGGGCGGTACGCTGGCGCTGACTGTCGCTATTGGCGCCCTCTCGCTTGCCGCCGGCATTCTGATTGGGCCGCTGGCAAAACTACAGCTCGGCTTTGCGGTGCTAACCGGTGGTCGCGGCATTCTCGGCACAGTCGCCGCATTCCGCACCCTGGGTGCCGCCGCTGGCCCGGTGATGGCAAGCATGCGCGGCTGGCCTGTCGTTATATCGGGTATCGCATCCGGTTTCGGGAGGATCTCCGCCATCATGCCCGCGATTCGGGCCGGGTTAATGGGTGCATTTCTGGCTCCAGGTGCGGCGCTGGCATCTTTTGGTAAAAGTCTTGGCATGCTGATGCTCAGGCTGACCGGCCTCCCTGCGCTCTGGGGCATGATCACCGGCACGGTATCTGTTCTGGGTGGGGCGCTGCCTTTCCTGTTAAGCCCAATCGGGCTGATTGCTGCGGCGTTTGTCGCGGCGGGGCTGCTGATCTGGCGCTATTGGGAGCCTATCAAGGCGTTTTTCTCCGGGTTCTTTGCTGGCGTATGGCAGGCACTGACGCCGCTCAGGGGCGCCTTTTCTTCGCTGGCGCCCGTCTTCTCTGCTCTGGGTGGCGGTATTAAAGCCGTCTGGGAGTGGTTCAAAAACCTGTTAACGCCGATGCAGACCAGCAAAGAGACGCTGGATAAGTGCGTCTCTGCCGGGGAGACATTCGGTCGGGTGATGGGGACGGCGCTTAGCGTTCTGCTGTGGCCGCTTCAGCAACTCATGAACGGCGTGGACTGGCTACTTAAGAAGCTGGATCTCATCCCTGACGGGATAGGCAAAGCCAGGCAACAGGCTGATAAGGCACAGCGGGAGCTTGAAGCCTCTGCGGCAGCGCTGGCAGGGCATCAACTCCCGTTAGGGAAAGCGGAAGTGTACAAGCCTGCCGGCGATAAACCTCCGGTCATTACAGGTGATAACGGCACTCTGCGACGTCTGAACAGTATCGCCGATAACACGAAGGCGACAGCCAACAATACGAAGAAAATCGGCCCCGGCGACATTGTTTTTAAAAACCTGCCGCGCGCACTGGCGCTGCGTGGCGCCTATCAGGAGGCACGGGTTATTCCGCAGCCTGTGCCGCGCGTATCTGCGGCGGCGGCCGGCGGTATTCTGTCGGTGCCGACTGCGACGCAGGGGGCATCACCTGTGCCGGTCGCGGCGGCTTCGGGTGCGGCGCCGTTCTTCCAACTGGTCTTTAACGACGTCGGTAAACGCTCGGATCAGGAGCTTGAAAAAATGGTTCGCAATGCCGTGCGCGATGCGATGGCCGGCACCCGCAAAACTAACCGTGGTTCATTCCGCGATCGGGAGTAAGGAGGTTTTTTATGATGATGATTTACGGGATGTTTGTTTTTACGCTGCGCACTGTCCCGTATCAGCAGCTGCGCCACTCGCAGGAGTGGCGTCACGTTAAGAATGACCGGGTTAATCAGTCGGCAGGCTGGCAGTACATCGGGCCCGGTGATGACACGATCACGCTTGACGGTGTGCTTTACCCCGAAATCACCGGCGGACGGTGGTCGCTGTCTGCGCTAGAGACAATCGGCTTTGCCGGTCGCCCCTGGCCGCTGATTGAAGGTGACGGGCAGATTTACGGGATGTACGTCATGACGCGGCTGGAGCGAGGAAAAACGGAGTTTGACCGCTACGGCAACCCCAAAAAGATTGAGTTCACTATCAGTTTGAGTCGGGCAGATGCGGATTTCCGCGAGAAGCTACAGACGTCGTCGGTCAGTGATGTGCTGGATGATCTCAAAACCAGCGCGACCAAAGCCGTTAACTCGGTATCAAACTCCCTCAGCAGCCTGTTTTAACCCACAAAAAAGCCCCTTCGAGGGGCTTTCACTGCCGGCAGATATCGCCATATTTGACTATGTTGGTACCGCGCCGCCACTTCTGACTGTCCTGCAGCACTGTTAATTTTGACGGCACTCGATACTCACGCCACTCGCGCCCAGCACATCAGCAGGGTGTGGGCTTCTACCACACTGAAAGATTTACCTTCGCCGAGGTTATCGGTTTTGCCGCTGGTATTGTGTTTGTGGGCTGGTTGCACAACTTCGTGCTGATGGTCTTCAGCCTCATCCGTTTCGCCCAAATTTGCCGGGTTAAAGCGCTGGCTGATATCGCCGCCAATCTCCCACGGATCCACCCGGCTCGGCACGCCGCCATGCTTATGCCTGCCGGCAGGTTTAGAGGTTAGCGTCACCTCTGGTAACTCGCTGGTTTCGCCGCTTACGTCAATCTGCACGGCTGGCAGATTAGCTTTCTGTAGCATGACGGTATCGCTGCCGCCGGTCGTACCAACGTTCGCACCACTGGCTTTACCGATGCGGATAGTCCTGTCTTCTCCGGTATAAACCCATTCAGTCCACGGGTAGCGCTCGTTGGGATTCACATTCTGCGCATAAAACTTCACAGTGCCGACGGGGTTATCCAGCTCCCAGGCAGCCGTGATGGCAGCTTCAACAGCCAGCCTTACCGCGAGCGGCGTTGCTGCTTTATCCTGATCGCTACTGGTAGTGGCGTTGCTGAGCCGGGTGAATCCTTTTTCGTTCAGCGTGGCGTCGGGATGGTTCCGTGAATTGGCGTGCTCGCTCAACTGCTCATCGGCATAATCTTTGGCATCATTACCGGCGTTAATCACATCCTCTACGGTTGCCAGCACGATTCCTGGATCAACGACAAGCTCTACCGCCTCGGTGCTGCTGACCGCCAGCCAGATTCGGAGGATGGTAAATCGCCCTGAACCTTCTGTCAGAGCGGGTTTATAGGTTTCCGGGACGTTGGCAACCGCCATGCACACACCGGCATCATCAAACAGCGCGGCCTCTCGGATAGTAAAGCCACCCACCTCAGGTGGGATGACCATTTCGGCAATAATGATGTTTTCGGTATCTGACAGCTTCAGGCTGTTCAGCTGAGTCCGAAATAATTCATTGACCAGCGCAGTCTGCTCATCGTTGGGAATTGTCGCGCTACCGCCACCATCACCGACAGACATTTGAGAAAATACAACCTTATCCCCGTTAACGATGGCGGCCGCAATTTTTTCCCTGCCAGCGACCGTTATCACCGATTTAAAAATTTTGCTCATTGTGATCGATTCCTCGCCATCTGGCCGTTATCGGGTATTCAGGTTGTCGCTTGTTGTTTCTCTGGATTTATCAACCAGAACATACCCCTCACCTTCTGGCTGAGACGACAGATACGAAACCAGCGCGGCCATCGCGTATTCAAAATACTCATCGTCAGGCCAGTCACCCGAAATAAAACTGCTGATATCGGTTGTGGAGACGGCGTAAACGCCGTCCTCCTCTTTGCGGATGTAATACATGGTCATATGAGTTTTTCCTTACTGGTAGCCGATAGTCGGGTGCAAATCGAGGTTCGCCCACACCGGCAATTTGACGTAGAAGGTGCCGGTACCGCCGGTGAACAGGAAACCGAGATAAGAGTAATTCCCGCCGATTAGCTGGACTGCCAGCGGCCGGGTTCCCATGTAGTCATCTGCGGTGATAGAAATCGTCTCATTTTTCAGGGACAGCAAAATATCCTGGGCGATACTCTGGTTTACTCCGTAAAGGTTTTCGGTTTCAGCCACCGGACCGGGAGCCGCGCTGACCGTTCTGGTGACGCTGGCAATGGTTCTGGCGATAGCCGATACGTTCAGCGCCCCGGCAAACGCTGCCGCTTTTACCGAGCAAAAACCGTGAATATGCTGCGTTCCCCGTTCAGGTGTTATTTGCCGGCTGAACAGCAACTGCACCGTATCGGTCGGCGAGTTCAGCGTGATTTTAATTGGGATGACCCCATCACTGTCTGCGTCACCTGCGCCGCCGTACACACATGATGCGCCGCCTGATTTTATGCACCAGAAATCCCCCGTTCGTGATGTGGGGACGTTCTCATTTTCATTGCCGGAAAACAGCAGCTTGTCGTTGATTCGATAACCGTATGTTCCGTCATAGGATGGCAGGAATCGGTATGTCTGGCCGCTGCCTGGATACTTAATAATGAGACGTGCCAGGTTGGCCGGGTTGTAACTTTTCCAGGTCGGGTATGCGCCGTTAACATACGGTGCGCGGCAGAAGATATTGCAGCTGTCCAGCTCCAGAATCGTCCTGATGGTCGTCCCGAACACAATATCCCTGACGCCACCATATTTATCGTTGGTGGATTTATTGGGGTAGATTTTCGCCCCGCGAATTTTGACGTTATTTTCCCCGTCATTCGTTGTTCGCGTCGGACAGTTAAGGATTAATCCGCTGTTACCCTCGATGTGGCCGTTAATGTAATTCACTTCCCCGAGGTTGGTCGGGCTGCAATGGAATACATCCCCGCCGTTGTAGTCAATGCTGCACATATCGAAGTAGAAGAAATCACCGCGATTATCCAGATAAACAGCATGGCTTCGGTTGTTACTTATCAGGCACCCACGAAATGACATTTTCTCGCCACTGTTAGCCCATTGCGGAGTGCTACCGCTCCATGCCGTATAGGTATCAATGCCGTAGGTGTTATTTGTAAAATGGCAGGCAACCACATCCATCAGATAGGTATTAACGGAGCCAGGGCGGAACCCTGAACCCCACCCGGATACGCGCGCATCAGAGAAGGTGGTATCCCTGAAATGGGCCTGGTCGCCGCCGGGGTACGTGACGTTACCCCAGCGCACGCCCGGATAGGTGGTCGCGTTGGGGTTTGAGGTTGTGTTCGGGCCTTTTATTAAACAGCCATTACCAATAAATCCGCCCGAATTATGGCTGTTAGAGGCACCGGCTCCGGCTCCCCATCCACCACCGTTATTCCGGTACATCATGTCATTGGTGAGGCCTTCAAACTCATTACTGCCAATAATGCCGACACCCGTGGTGAAGTCGCTGTAATCATAAATTGCCGCCGGCGCGGAATGAACCCTCAAAAACGACGGGATTTTGACGGATTTTTTATTCATGTAAAAATTCGTCACGCCTTCAGCGTTGGGGTTTGGGGGAATTCTTATCTCAGAATCCACACCGCCCGCAACGTAGCCACGGGAAATGACCTTGCTGACCTTATTCAGAATGATTTTGTTTAGGCAGTCGGCAAGATTATTTAGCGCATCAGAATAGCCAGCCAGAAACACATTATGTCCGAATGAAATATCCGCATCCCAAACCGCCCCACCCGCGGTAACGAAACGACTGTAGCCATCGTCGACCGCATCCGCCGCCGCCGGGTTATGCGTAATGATTACGTTTAATAATGGCCCTCCGATAACAGCGCGTTCCAGGATAATACTCTGACCTGAAATCGTTGGCTCAATCGTGCGAAGTGTCTCAAGGGTTTTGCACTTTCCGATCCATTTCAGGCCATCGTTTGAAGCCAGGTTCTGGCGAATGACTGCATCTGATGTATAGGCCCAGGCTCCCGCCCCTACGCCGCCGGTCGTTTTCGGTGATGAGTACGCCGGAACGCTCTTGGGAAATGCGCCCGTCCATACAAGGCGAAGTACGCCATAGAGTATTTCTTCGCGTGGCGACTCCAGCGTAGCACCTTCCGAAAAGGTCTTTACCGCGCTGATTTTTTCCGCGATAAGCTGATCTAACTCTCCAGCTTGCTGCTTAAGGAACCGCGTGCGGTTGGCCAGGCTTTTCAGTGGGCGGTTTGCCACGCCGTCCAGTCCTCCGGAAACGCGCTCGCTTCTGGAAATAAGCTCAATCTCTTCTTCCCACAATGAGGATTCTGGCAGTCTGGTCATAGTCTTACCCGTAATTAAAATTACCGTCGTGGAAAATCACGCCGTTATAAGTAATGTTTTCTTCCGCCTCATAGTCGGCGGGGTAAATACTGATAATGTCGCCGCTGCAAAGCGTTGACCCCGTCCAGATATCCCCTGTCAGCTTAACGGCGATATTGAGCCGGGCGGCATGCCTGCTGACCGGTTTTGCGTCATCAATCAGGCGATTCAGTTCGGCCAGCGTCTTGTGTGTCAGACCGACCTCATTGATATCGACTTCAAGGCGGAATGTTCCCGGCTCGTCGCCGACGTCGAACCACTCCGCGAACGTCGCTGAAAATCCCATGTCCTCAATAACACGCCGCACCGCCGCGCGCGTACCTTTGCGCCGGTGCAACCAGTACGAACGCTGAATAGCGGCAATCTTTCTCTCTGCCGGCCACCCCTTATCCCACCTGTCAACTGACAACGCCCAGGCCAGATACGGCAGCAGATCCACGGGGCAATCTGTCGGCGTCCACAGTGTGCGAAGTGCAACAGTGATCGCCGACAGCCTGGCCGTGCCGGCTTCGGTGTGGCGAAGCCAGTCTCTGGAGGACGGCGGCAGGAGAGAATTACTCATCGGTGCCGCCGTTTTCCACGGTGTACCCGGTATTACGCGCGACCTGCGTGTTATCGATCTGCAGATCGCTTGACGGGGAGTTAATCACCACGCGCTGCACCCCCTGAACATGCAGGGCCGCCGAAATAGCGGAGCGCACCACGTCACGGCCGATTTTTTTATCAGCGCCGGTCAGGAAGGTTTGCAGTGAGGCCAGCGCGGTATTAATGATCGGTTCCGATTCCGGGCCCGGATACAGATACAGAGTGGCATCAATTGCGTATTCAATAATTTTGGCGCCCTGCACTGTCACGCGATCGCCCAGCGGGCGCGTATCTTCATCGTTTACCGCTGCCTGCACCGTCGCGATCAGCTCGGCTGATGGCGTGCCGTCACCGTCACTCGACAGGATGGCTATCACCACTTCTGCGGGTGCCGGGCTGGTCGCGCGCACGGCGGCAACCTTCCCGCTGGCGCTACGGGCAAAATACTCATATGCCGCCGATGGCCCGGCAACGCTCATCCCCTCAAACGCTGCCTGCGCACGCAGGCGCAGGGCTTCATCACTTTCCGTTACCGCGTCTGTGGTGTCGGTGGCTTCGGTGATAATCAAGCGTTCCGTGTCCAGATTGGCGGCAATATTATCCAGATCATCGCCGGTCGCATGGCTCAGCATGCAGGCCGCCGCCCCTTCATTGATGCGCTGGCGTAGCAGCAGTTCGCGGTACGCCATCGCCTGCGCGATGATGGTCAACGGCTCGGATTCCAGCGCCAGCGCAGCGGCAACGGCTGACTGCTGATCAGCAGGAAATGCTGCCACCATGACCGCCTTAACCTCGGCGAGAATGGTCTCGAAGTCGAGCTCTTCAATAATGGTCGGTGATGGCAGCTGCGACAGATCAATCGTTGGCATTAGCGCTCCTTAATGTCACCGCGCGGGTGCTTTTTTCCATGGTCTCGGTCAGCATGCCGGACATTTCCGCTGTTACGGCGCCACTGGCGGAGTACGTCACATTGATGGTGTCCAGGACAATGCGCGGCTCCCACGCCGCCAGTGCAATCACAGTTGCGCTCATCAGTTGCAGGCGGGTGACATCGTTTTGCGGACTGTCGATAAGATCAGGGCACAGAGAGCCGTAGTTACGGCGCATCAGGCGACTACCTACCGGTGTCAGCAGAATGTCGTTAACCGACTGCCACACATGATCCTCGTCGGTCAGAGTGCCGGTGCCTGCGGCATTCATACCGCGATAGCGTTCTGTCATTTTGTGCCCACCGTCCAGTCGCCACCGCGCTCAACCTCGCCGTGATTGTGATCATCCACCTGCACGCCGTTAGATTTGAACGCTCCGCCGGTGTGATTAAAATTGCCGCGCATCTCCCCGCCCTTGGTGACGTTCAGATTTTTGGTGGTCAGCAGGTTGGTGCACTCCACCTCCGGCGTTTCCAGCGTGATTTTGACTGACGCCTCAACCACAGCGGATTGAATACCCTTTACCTGCAATGCGCCTGCCTCCGCGTCATAGCGGAACGTTGCACCGTCCGGAGCGGTCACCACCATCTCATTACGCGATGTGCCCGGTGCCGGGTTGTCGTCGCTGTACAGGCTGCCGCCGATAAAGGCGACATCGGTATTACCGCCCAGGCACAGAAACCAGACCTGCTCGCCGATGGATGGCGGTACCCAAACCTTAAACGCCCCGGCCCGCTGCGCGTTCCAGCGTAGCCATGTGGTTTCAAGTCTGCCGCTCTGCACTCTGACGCGCCATTTGTCCTCGTCGATCTCGGTCACCGTGCCGGTGCGCACGACGTTCTCCAGCAGGCGAATCAGCTCAGCAAGATCCATCAGCGCACCCCCAGCGAGTCGATCACCTGACGGGCTATCGCCATGCGGTCGGCCTTACTCAGGCCCAGCAATTCACGGCGGGGATAAGTCGCCATCGCGCCGCTGCTGTTGACTTTGTCGCGCAGGCCGAACTGATGGACGCGGGCAATACGCGCAGCCACGCCGGAATACCCCACCTCAACACCGTCAGGCGTGGCGCTGGTTTTAAGAAAACGAGCGGTACGCAGACGGCGAAACATCTGCTCTCGTTTGGTCGTATTCCGGCTGGCTGGTCTGAAGCTGATATCGAGGTAGCGTTCAATATCTTCGCGATAAAACGAGCGCATATCCCCTCTGTCGATATCAAAGCCGGTCAGCATGCGCCCGTGGCGTCCGCGAGTGGCCCGCCAGTTGCGTAGTTGGCGGGTTTCCCCCTGCCAGATAAAACGCATGCCTGCCTGCGCGCGCAGTATCCGCTGCTTGCGTTGCGGGTACTTCGCCCCGTCCGGCGCCTCTTGTCTGCCGATACGCTGGCTTTGGCTCCGGCGCAACATGGTACCGACGCTGCGGGCGGTACGCTGTCTACCTGCCGGAGACGTGCCCGACAGGATCGTCGCAAACACCTTGTCAAGCTGCTGAAACAACGCGTCGTTATTGCTCATACCAGCGCGCCCCCGGACTCCGGATCAAAGACCATCTCCCACTCGCCACCGTTAAAGCGCGGACGCGACTCCGCCAGATGTTTCGCGACGGGTTTTCCGTCCGCGATTTCCACTATCACGCGCTCCCAGGCAGGCACCTTAAACAGAATGTCGGCGACGTCGTCATTGACGATATCGGCGTCAAACTCCACCTTACGGTTATTGTCGGGATTCAACAGCAGGTCGGGCTGCTGCTGCCATACCCACGACAGCAGCGGCAGCATGAGATCATCAATCTGGCCGGGAAAATCCATCGCCAGTACCTGAATGGTGTAGTGGTACATGAACGATGCTTCGCCGGTCGCCTCGATCTGGATATGGCCTTTCTCCACCCAGACTGTGATTTGTTCCGGGTTGGCTTTGCACCAGGTGTTACCGGCGGTCAGCGCAGCACGCAGTAGTTCAGCTTTTTTCACTTTACCCCCCTGGCAATACGCCGCAGTTCCAGCTCACGGATCCCCGCCTTATCTGCGTTGCAGGTATCCAGCGCGTCAAGTAATGAGTCCGTCCAGACGGCAAGCCCGCCCCACGTCATCGGCCTGGCCGGTGGCGGCGGGACGTCAGTTTTTGCCGTCAGGCTTTCCGGTAAGGGCTCCTGAATAATCTGCGGCGGCGACTTCTTCGGCTCGCTGGTACAGGCCGTCAGCGCCAGCAGCAGGCACAGGAGCAACGGCGCAGCCGTTACCGGCCAGTGCGGTTTTGATGTTTTCACGTCGATGCTCTCCCGTTGTGTTGCGCTGCTGGTTTAGTGTTTTCAGTCTGGCTTCCACCCGGCTGACGTCCTGGCGTAGCGCCCTAACCTCGGTCAGCACATCGCCGGTCTGCTTCAGTTCTTCCTGGGTGCTGGTCAGCGATTTTTCGGCCTGTTCGCGCTTATGGCTTTGCCATGCGATGGCGCTGACAGCGGCGATCGGCAGGGCAAACATCACGATGGCAAGAATGGCGGTCGCTTTCATTTCGCCCCCTTCAGCGCGGGGTCGGATAAACACCAGGCCTTAAACTCTTCCCGGCGGTTGATCAGCCCTTTCAGGCGCTTGCCGCCGGAGTTCACAAAGTCCGTCAGCCGTTCGCAAACGCCCTTCCAGTTGCCCGCCTGCGCGTTGTGCCAGAGGGTGGTTCTGACTTTCTGGCCCTTGCCATTGGTGTACCAGCCCAGCCCGGTGCAGCCGACGTTAAACGTGCCGTCGGTCATGCCCTCGAAGACTTTCTGCGGCGCAGCGGCACCGTTAAATTCGCGGTTAACGCATTTCTCAGCACGCAGGAGGTCGTTAACCCATCGCTCGGCGATCTCGCCCTCGGCGTACTGGCGATCCTCCACCTTTGAGGTGGAGCCAAGGCCTACCGTCAGCACGCCCGCCGGGCAGTAGTACGGGGTCTTACGGCAGTCCTCATACTTCGCCATCTTCAGCTGTGCTTCCGGGCTGGTTCGCAGCGCCTGCGGCCACAACGTGGCGGCCAGCGAGATGATCGCGGCGATGGAGCAGGCAATAATCCCCTTTTTCATCGCGGTGCCTCCCGGATAGTGCGGATCAGTTCTTTAACGTCCTGACGGTTCTCGGTGTCGTCGCGGATGGCGTCGATCAATTCGTTCAGCAGCGTGTTGTTGGTTTCGTGAATGCGCGCCATGCGGCGGCGATGCAGCTCACCCAGCGCGGCGGCAGCGATACCAATCAGGATGCCGATAGCGGTCAACCAGTCCTTTTGCGTCATTACGCCGACACTGGTCAGCAGCGTTGACCAGGAGTACGTCACGCCATTCCAGATACGATTAATCAGCTCCATAGCTGCACGGTCTCCTGTGTCGCGGTGGCGCTGATTTCCGGCAGTTCCACCACCTGGCCGGCGTCGAGAAAGATCTGACCGGCCAGCGATTTGTTAGCGGCGAGGACTACCTCAGTCACGCCCTGCGTGGTGCCGTAGTGCCGCTGGCACAGCAAATCCACGGTATCGCCCTGCAATGCTTTCACTTTCATCAGAACGCCTCCGCAGTATTGCGCACGGTGCCGCGAATGTCGGATATCGCCCAGCGCGCATCGCGCCACATATCGTCGGCCTGTGAAGCCAGCGCGATGGCGCGCTTCTCGCCCGCATCACCTGTGGTATCCACGTCCCGGTTAGTGCCGAGGATATGCGCACGGGCGATGCTGAATACCGCGCGGCGGTAGCGATGAACCTTCACGCTCTCGTTGTTCACTCTGACCGCCGGGACGTCGGCCAGTTGGGTGTAACCCGCTGCCAGTTGAGCGGCCTGCCAGTCAGTGAGCTGATCGAGGGTGTGGGATACCCCTTCAATAACGGCTTGCTTCAGGCGCGAGGTCGTCACCGCTCCATTGATGCGCATTTCCATGCGCACATCGCTCAGGGCGATTTCCGGCCAGAAACTCCCGGCAGTGACTTTCTCGCCACCGTCGTCAGTGTCCGGCACATCCTCCGAAGAGGGGGTAACAGTGCGACCGGCTACAAGGCTCATCGCGTCGTCTCCTGAATAGGTGGCGGTGAGCGGACGGAGAAAAGTAAACGCAATGCGTTGCAGATCTCCGCCCGCGCCGCCAGCGCACGGGGCGCAAGTCGGTTATTTTTTGGCGGCAGGCGTTTTTTTCGCGGTTGTTTTACGCGCTGCCGGTTTACGGGTTGGGCTTTTGCGGGTGGTTTTGGCTGCTGTTTCGCTGGCCGCTACCGCCGGATTTGACGATGCTGCAGCTTGGCCTGCACCTGCGCCGTCCGCTGCGGTATCTCCTCCAGTTTCGCCGGTGCCTTCGGCGCCCTCTCCACCATCGGAACCATCGGTGCTATCGGCCCCGTCTGCGCCTGTCTGTGCGGCGGCTTTTTTCACCACACGAGCCAGTCGCTCAATCTCTTTTTTCACCCCGGCGCCCGCGTCCAGGGTTAGCGCCTGGCGCAACAGTGCCAGCGCGGTGGTCTGTTCTTCGGTTGTGCCGTTACGCAGCGCAAAAGCGCGAGCTTTGCACAGCTTGGCGCGCACCACATCGGGCATATCGCTGCCGGCGGTAAAGTCCGCTACGTCATCGAGTACCGTCAGATACGGCGTGACGTCGGTGGTATCGTCTGCCTTGACCTGCACCAGAATCGGATCGCAAATCTCATCGACCAGAACGGTTGCGGCGGTACGGTTGAAGCGGTCGGGCATCAGCAGACCATGCGTGACGACATAGCGACCAATGCGGGCGGCCAGCGCGTAATCACCGGCATCGATCGCCCAGACCATCAGGGTGACAATCACCTCATCCTGTCGGCCGCTGTCGCCGTCGAGCGTGCCCTCGATCCAGCCCTCGTAATGCGGGAGCAGCTGGCGTTTCATCGCCGCTTTCGCCTGGTCAGACTGCACTCGCTTTAATGCACTCTGATCCATGCGTAGCCGGTGCATGATCTGCTCGTGCGCCGTCCGCGCGGTATCTGACTGCTCGTCTGTTTTGCCATGACGTTCAGCCATGACGCGTTGAAAATGTTTTTGTGCCGGTGTCAGCATTGTTTTTTCCCCGATTAACGGCGGGCCGAAGCCCGCCAGTGCGCGGTTACTCGCCGCCCGGTGCTTCGGCAAAGGTGATGCCGTCGATAAAGGCCACCGCGCCGTAGTCTTCCACGATGAAGTCATCGTTTGAGGACTGGTACGTTGCCACGCGGTTGTATTCCGGTTCCTCTTTGATCGTCCGGCGCAGACCACCGCGCTGGTAGTAGATCGAGAGGTTTTTAAGCGGCGTGATGAGAATGGCGTTACCCGGCATGTAAGGGGCGATAAAGGTCGGCATATTGCCTACGCGTTCCTGCGCAACAATCAGCTGACCGGCCAGCATTTCGGTGTTCGGGTTGGTCTGACTCATGGCGTTGATGGTCGGGAAATTGCTGGTTGTTAGCAGATCGCCGGACAAAATCACCACGTTGTCAGGGTTGCGCTTATGCCATTCATCCATGAGGCTGTTTTTGGCGTCATAGACCGCAGCCGCTACGTTGCCGTAGGTTCCCTCGGCGACAATGGCGTTGTTCTGGTTGCGCGAGGTGATCGTCACGCCGGTAATGCGACGGTGCGCCGCTTCGTTGCGAATTTTTTGCAGCCAGCCGATACCGCAATCCTGCAACAGCGGATTCGCTGCGCGGTCTGACGGGTCGGCGTAGCTGGTACCGTTAAAGCCGATCATGATGCGGTCGAGCGACATCTGACGGGCCATCGCAGAGCTAATCAGCGGCTGGAAGTTCGGTTGATGCGCCCACGCATCCATTTGCGCGTAGCTGACGGCGTAGTCGTAGTTGGTTTTACGGCACAGATAGTTGTACGGATCCATCTGGTCGTTAGCGCCGGGATTGCGGCGGTTGGTGGTGCTGTTGTTGACGCCCGCCAGCGGGCCTTTGCTGCCGATCAGGATTTTCTGTCCGATCTGCTCTTCAACGCCAAAGACGTTGATCAGTTTCAGGAAAGCATCATCCTGCTGCGCTGCGGCCTCAAGGCGCTGCTGCACGGTCGGATCAACGCTGAATTGCGCCGCGACGGCGGCGGCGGTGACGCCGTTCAGCTGCGCCTGACGGGCAACGTAACCGTCAAAGTGCCTGCGGGTGGAGTTTCTCATGTGCGGTTTCTCTCGTTATGGATATCAGTAGTCAGCGAGCTGCGCGTTAGCACCGCCGTTTGCTGGCTGGCGCTGGCTGAAGTTGCCGTCCGTCCCTTCAAGCTGCTGACGCAGTGCGGCAAGGTCAGTGGTCAGCTTCTGGATGGCGGCCTTGTCCTGCTGGCGCTCCTGTTCGGAGGTGCTGAACTGCTCGCCAAGATCAACCTGAGACTGCGCCACGACCTCAACAGCCTGATGCACCTGGCTAAAACGCTGATCGTCGGTTTTCTGACCCTTGCCGAGAATGCCCATCACGCGGGAGAACCATTCCTTACCTGAATCATTACGGCTCTGATTTTCCTGCATCAGTTCGGCCTCAAAAGAAGCGGTAAACAAGGTGACTTCTGCATCCTGCGAACTGAAACGCATGATCTCGGCGCGCTTTTCAGCGGTGAATTTCAGCTTATCGGTACCCAGGCTTGCCGGGGTGTCGGTCATCGCCAGCCCCATAAGGTACGGGCCTTTCGTCAGTGGGAAGCTAGGGTGTATTTCGGTGCTGGAATAGACCTTCTTGCCGTCGGCCAGCATGTCCTTCATGCGTTGAGTGGGCTCAATCTCTGCAAAGAGATGCGCCTCCCCGGTCAGAGGGCCTTCGTTGATATCCTCAGCGGACAGAGCAACAACATCCCCCATAGCGCTAAATACACTGTCAGGGAACGGGGAAAGATAGTGCTCAATGTTGACGCGCGCGCCATAGACTGCCGGGTTGTACGCTGCCGCCATCGCATGAAGCTGTGCGCGGGTGACATTGCGGCCATCGACCGTTGTTCCGGACGTCATGACCTTAAATTTCTTGCGGGTGGTTGCCTGATTAGCCATGTTCTTTTGCTCATCTGGTTGAGTTCCCGGTGATGATGGCAGGCGGTGCCGCACGCGCTCAACGCGTTGTTGTTGTGAGGGAACTGTGACAACCAAAAGCGGGCGAAAGGGCACGCGCGCGCGGGTTAATCTCCCCGGCAGGAAGCGAGGAGGACAAATGGCGATTGAAGAAGCATTCATCATGCAGCGGGCGCGGCAGCTCTACTGGCAGGGATACCCGCCGGCGGAAATCGCGCGCCTGATGGGTATCAATCAGAACACGATTTACTCATGGAAAAAACGTGACGAATGGGACACCACGCCACCGATCCAGCGCGTCACGACGTCCATTGATGCGCGACTGATCCAGCTCACCAGTAAGGACACAAAGACCGGTGGCGACTTCAAGGAAATTGACCTGCTGACGCGACAGCTCAAAAAGCTGGATAACGGCACACCAATGGCGCAGCCGAAGAAGAAGATCCGCAAGAAACAGAACTTCTTTTCCGAGACGCAGATCTCCGCGCTGCGGGCCAATATCATCGACTCGCTGCACTGGCATCAGAAAACCTGGTATGAGAACCATCACCACCGTAACCGGGCGATCCTGAAAAGCCGACAGGTTGGTGCGACCTGGTACTTTGCCCGCGAAGCGTTGCTGCGTGCGCTGTCTGATGACGTGAAGTACAAGCATCAGCTCAACCAGATATTCCTGTCGGCCAGTCGTCGCCAGGCGTACCAGTTTCGCAGCTTCATTCGCGCCGCTGCCGCCGAGGTAGACGTGGAACTTAAAGGGGGTGACATGATCCAGCTGTTTAACGGCGCGGAACTGCACTTCCTCGGTACCTCTGCGGCAACTGCGCAGTCCTATACCGGCAATCTGTACTTTGACGAATTTTTCTGGGTCGGGCAGTTTGCCAACCTGAAGAAAGTGGCCGGCGCAATGGCGACCCTGAAGGGATTGACGCGTACCTACTTCTCGACACCGTCAGCGGAGAGTCACGAGGCGTACCCTTTCTGGTCGGGTGAAGCCTTCAACAAAGGCCGCAGCCACGGTAAGCGCGTGGAGTTCGACACGTCCTGGAAGACGCTTAACAGTGGGTTGATGTGCCCGGACAAAATCTGGCGCCAGATCGTCACGTTGCAGGATGCGGTCGATAACGGTTGGGATCTGACTGACATTGACGAAATCCGCGAGGAAAACAGCCCGGAAGAGTACGACAACCTCTACGCCTGCACCTTCATCAAGAACGGTGAAACCGCCTTTGACTACAACATACTGCTGAGCTGCGGCGCAGACGGTTACGACGAGTGGCCGGACTGGAAACCTTACGCCATGCGGCCAATGGCCGATCGCCCGGTATGGATTGGCTACGACCCCAACGGCTCCAGCGGCAAAGGCGACAGCGGGGCCATCTCTGTTAACGCGGCGCCACTGATCCCCGGCGGCAAGTTCCGCACTATCGAGACCATTCGCGTGCGCGGCATGGAGTTTGAGGCGCAGGCCGCCATGATCATTAACATGCTCACGCGCTACAACGTGCAGCACATCGGCATCGACGGCAGCGGCATTGGCGAGGCGGTTTACCAGCTCGTGAAGAAGCGCTTTCCGGCGGCGGTGTGCTACCAATTCTCGCCAGCCAGTAAACGCATGCTGGTACTGAAAATGCTGCAACTGATTCGCGCCGGCCGCTGGGAGTATGACCGCGGAGAATATGATCTAATCACCGCTTTCTGCGCCGTACGCAAGGTGGTCACGCCCGGCGGCGTCATCACTTACGACACCGACCGCGCCCGTGGTGTGAGTCACGGCGATCTCGCCTGGGCGACCATGCTCGCCACCGTTAACGAGCCGCTGGGCCAGGAAGGCGGCAACACTATGACTGTTATGGAGTACTGATGAGCAGACGAAAATCCCCGCGCGGCAGGCAGTATGCCAGAGAGCAAGCAGACCTCGCCGACGCGCTGAAGTCAGCCCCCGGCCTGAGCGCGTTCACGTTCGACGGCCCGTGGCCCGTGACCGGTGCTCATGACCTGCTGGATAACATGTACTGCGCCAACAATGGCCGGTACTACGAGACGCCGATTAGCTGGTACGGGCTGGCCCGCCAGTTCGGCTATGCGAGCTGGCACCAGTCGGCGCTGTTCTTCAAACGTAACGTGCTGGCCGGGTGCTTCATCCCGCACAAGCTGCTGTCGCGCCAGGCGTTCTCGGCCTTTGCGCTCGACTGGTTTGTATTCGGCAATGCGTACCTTGAGATGCGGCGCAACCGCCTGCATGGGCCAATGGGTTTTCGTAACTCGCTGGCGAAGTACACCCGGCGAGGTTCTGACCTCGACACCTACTGGTTTATTCAGTCCGGGCTTGACGATCACCCGTTCGAAACCAGTTCGGTGTGTCATGTGATCAACCCCGACATTCACCAGGAGATCTACGGCATGCCGGAGTATTTCGCCGGCCTGCTGTCGGCTAACCTGTCTCACTCGGCCGACAAGTTCCGCAAGCTCTACTACGACAACGGATCGCATGCGGGTTGTATTGTCTACGTCAGCAGCGCAGTGGCTGACGGGGAAAGTCTGGAGAACCTGAAGAAGACATTGACCGATACCCGGCGCGGCGGGGCATTTAAAAACATTCTGCTGAGTGCGCCCGGCGTCGGCAAAGACGCCGTGCAGATCCTGCCGTTCAGCCAGATATCGGCGAAGGATGAGTTTGTCGGCGTGAAGTCCTCCACCCGCGACGACATGCTTGCAGCTCACCGCGTGCCGCCGCAACTGATGGGTGCCATCCCGGAAGGCAACGGATCGTTCGGCGACGTCGAGAAGGCGGCGAGGGTATTCGCGGTCAACGAACTGACGCCGGTGATGGAAGCGATGAAGCATGTTAACGACTGGCTCGGCGAAGAGGTGATCCGCTTCAACCCTTACGCCCTGCTGGAAACCCCGAAGTAATTTGAAGGTACCGCACTGCCATTTCCGGCGGTGTGGTACCGACCAGCACCACCACCATTCCCGGCCATGTCGGCCAACCTGCAACACTTCAATGTCATATCACCAACCAGACGCAGCCAGCGCCACTCTGGCGGGCTTTTGCCTGCCCGCTCGCCGGATGCACCGCGAAAGTGCGCGCCCGGCAGGCGGCTTTTGGCGAGGTATACCGACCCCTTCCCTACCCCCAAAGCGCGCGATTGCTCCCCCGCCTCGCCTGCGCGCTAAACATGCGTCTTTTTGTGCACTTTGTGCAAACCGCCCAGGTCCCGCCAGTGCTGGCGCTGTGAGGCAAAAACGACGTTTCAAAAATTGTGCAAATTTGTGCAACATTTTGCATTCATTAAATCCTAAAAAAAGCCCGCGTTTTGGCGGGCTGGAAATCAAGACTTCAGTGGTTTGGTAACCTAATAAAACCACGCTGACATTATCAGTATGGCTGCGCAAATTTAATGATACTTATCATAATTTTCAATGACATGTCCGAATTGGTATTCCAAAGGGCTGGGCGTGTTTCTAACCTGTGTTTTATGTAATTCACGAAAGAAATTATCATTTCATTTTTCAACTTTACCTAAGTGCTGATAGGTTCCGTTTTTTGTTCGCTTAAAAATATCTATTTTAACAACATTCTGTGCACTTAACTGGCTAGAGTGTAGAAGGTAGAGGCAATAATCTTTAACCTGCTTATCTAAGTCTATATTAGACTGAGCTATGCGAAGCAGTAAGGAGCCTGTAGATGTCAAGTTTTTTATTTTAACCGATACCACTCTACGCTTATCCACACCTAATATATATTCTTCATTAGCACCCCATGTGTGTATATTTAGATTAAAATCTTTGTTAAATAAAAAGAGATCTGTAATTATAAAATTTGAAGCTGCTTCAGGCCTTACAATACCTAAATCCATCATTTCATTGATATCATCGACACTTACATCTGATGCAAAGGATCTGATATCATCATTGTTTTCGGAAAAAATAAGTTTTCCTCCAGCCGTGTACTTAGAAAGGATCTCCAAACTTTGCAGTTGTCTTTTTTCCATTGTCGATAAAATATTCATTGTCCTCAATGATATTGAACCACCGGCTTGAATTTCAGAAGCAAGAACCCTTCCCCATAAAGAACGAACTTCATCTTCCGACACCTTAGAAGCATGGTTGTACCAGTGATGAAAAAAAGTCTCCGACAATGGTTCCTCGTCTACAACTGGATTTTCATTTTGCAACGTATGAATTGCATGATTCAGGGCCTCTCGTGCATTAGCATCCCTCATAGACAACATTGCGCCTGCAACGGTATTAGGTTCCTGAGCATCGTCCCGCAAGATGATTAAGGCACCATCACGATACTCAGCTACCCCCCCCTCAATCAAGGAAACATCCTTTAATTTCTGAGCATTACTGAGAGCTTCATGATAATCGCTATTACTTAATCTTTTTCCCAAAATCACTCGAAATAACTTGCCCAATCCTTTTGTTCCACCTTCAATGGCAGGGGTAAAGTCTGCGTTTACATTTATCTGTGGGTCCATGGCGAATCCTCCGTTTGTGATAAAAGACGTCTATTATATAGGCTTATCCGCTCACTCTTGAAATGCAAGCCCATATGATAAAATTTCGATAATTTTTGATGATGATAGCTCTCCGCCTTAATTCCAGATGGCTCATTCTTTATCACCTCCTTCAGAATTGCCATCTTCAACGTCACCTGCAGCATGGTCATTAGTGGCCGGAATTGATGTATGACCAACACATCCAGAAGCGACGGAGCCAGTCTTGCCTAGTAGTGCTAATTTTCTGGTCATTCTCTCTCGGTTCTGTAACAGCCCTTGCTGACCCTGTTCCAATCTGATATTCCGAACTACCTCCGGCAGCGGTGCATGCTTACGTTTATCCTGTAACGCAAGCGGTGTGGCTGATTCATCGTGTCCGTGATTGGTTGCAATGCCAAATAATAATACCAACCGTATGGTTGGGCGCAGACGTGAAACGCGGCACGACTCCACGATCATACACCTTTCCGTTTCGACGATATGAGTACCGCGCATGCTTTTCACCCACAGCTTATCGCCTTGCTCCGGCACAGATGGCAGATCAAGCGTTATTTCCGGACGAGCACTCTTTTTAAGTCTGATAACGATATTTTCGTTAATTTCTACACTGAACGTGGTCATAGTTTCTTCCTGGTAGCCTTTTGCCAGCGACTAAGTAACTCACTTTGCTTAGTCGCCGATGCTGGGGCGTGGTTGGCATGCTTATAAAGCCGATGCTCTACCACCAGACCCCCTTCTCTGATGGCAAATTCCATTTCGCCATACGCCAGAATGCAGCCACTTAACAACGCTCTAACCTCTCTATCGGTTAGAATGATATTACGTCTATCCAGACCCGCGATCACTTTATCAGGCATTGCCTGAGCACCCGCTCTAATGTCTGGTTGTGGTGAATTCTGATTCTGGTTAATTGATGCTGCGCCGTTCTGACGAAGCAATGCAGCTTCAGCTTTTTTCTTCTGATACTCCGCAACCGCCGCCGCGTAGTTATCTGCTCGCCGTTCAGCCTCGATCCGCAGCTGCTCGCGCCAGCGCCGCTCGGCCTCTTCCAGCGTCAGGCTCATATCTTTCGCGGCGGTAACTTTTGGCCCCCATGTCAGCGCGCTTTCGTCATCAATCGACGTGCGCAGGCCGCGCGCGGTACGCGTGAAGGCTTGATCTGAGCTTTCCCGGGCGGATTTTCTTAACCTGCTGGTGATCTCCTGCCTTTGCTGGCGTGAATATCGCCTCAAAACATCGATATTCAGCGGAAGTGCTGTCACCGAACTGTTGTCGGGCGCGGTTTTATCAGCTGGCACCGCCGTTTCTGATGGTGCTTTTTCGTCCGATCCGGCGGGCCCCGTACAGTTATTGACAGAACTCCGAGGGGCCGCTGCGCGGCCTTCTAAGGTCAAATTCTCGACCGGCGACGGCTTACGCTTCGGCACAATTTTGTATTCGGTTGTGCGGGTAAAAATGACGGATTCACGGATGGTGAGAGGGCAATAGACACCGGTTATTTTGGCGACCGTGTCACCATAATCATTGCCTTCCTCGGTGTATTCGTAACTGAGGCGAACGCGCAGGCAGTCACGAGGCACTAACGGGCCGCCCTGGGCGTTGGTGTACCCCGGCCAGTCCGCCGCGTCAGCAGCTGCGCGAGCCTCTTCGATCTCCGGATGTAGAACCAGCTCGCGGTTACCTAACCGGCGCAGCTCGCGCCAGGTGGTCACCGGGGCGCCGCCGATCTGCTGAAACTGGCGGATATTCCAGCGCGACGCCCATGCGCGCACGCGCTTCGCCATCTCTTTGACGGGTTGGCCGGATTCATCGTCTAGCTCGCCGTCCATGCCGTAACCGTCGATATTTTTAGAGATGTACTTCGCGATATAGCCCGTTGCAGAGCCAAATTTTTCATCAATCGGCGTAACGGTAAAACGGTGCTCCTGCGCGCCCGGTTCGTTACCGTCCTCTTTCAACGCATGCTTGCGGAAAATGGCCGTTGCATATTCCACCTCTTCCGGGCGCAGGAATAGCAGCAGGTGCCAGTGCGGGGTGGCGTCGTGGTGCGGCTCGGCTACACGAAAGCCGAAGGTGCGAATACCTTCTCGCCCCCATTTCGCACGGACTCGCGCCCAGACTTTGCAGAGGTATTTCTGCGTCTGGCGCGGGCCAGCGTCGCGATATTTGTCGTTGCGTTTGCCGGATTTTACGTGCGTGGAGTGATAACGAGACGGCGCGGTCAGCGTATAGAACATGCCAACCAAACCCATTTCGGTTGCCATATCCTCAAACCCACGCATGCGCACCATCAGCTCGGCGCGGGCGTTTTTGGGGTTGGACGTGCTCCCCATGACCTTGTCCAGCAAAGAGCTGCGCTCGCCAGTGTCCTGATCTTCCAACTCCATCGCCTGGAGGTATTCGAAGTTCGCTTTTTTCTGGGCTATCCATTCCTTGAAGCACGGATCGGAGCAATACGGCGACGCCACCTTACTGACGTAGCCCGCGGCGATCATGAGGTGCTCTCGCCAGCAATCATGGATCCGGCGGATTTTACCTAACCACCACTTTTCCGACTGAAGGCGCGCAACGGCGCGCAGTGCCTCTTCGGCTCCCATCTCCTCTTCGCAATACCGACCCCAGCCAGGGATCGAGATATTGAGCTTCGTCGCCTTGCTGGCGATATAGCCGTAAGCGTAGAGCGTGGAAAACTCAACATCAGCGGTTTTCCCGTACTGGAAATCAAACTCGCGCATAAACTCGCTTTTCATCAGGTTTGCGAGCTTATAGGCCAGTCGTTTCAGGCGTTTTTTGTCCGCCCAGGGCAGCAGGTGAAAATCATCACGGAGAGGCGCAAGGATCGCGGGGAGTTCGCTCTGCGGTAGGTATTGGGCGTTTACCGCGTCGACGCGGCGTAACACGTGCCGCTCAAACGTGCTGAACAGCCAGCGCACTGCCTCTTTTGGATCGTGACGCTCCAGCGATTCCAGGCGCAGAGAGAACCGCTTGCGGATAAACGCCGGTAGAGTCTGAACCCGGCGGCGCAGATAGTGAGCGCGGCCTTTGCGGTCGAATGCTTCGCGCGCGGCGCCCTCGCGCGGGCGCATGGGGGTGCGATAGACGGTATCGACCAAATCCGCATAGGCGAGCGTCTTCCGCTCGCCTTTCGGGGTGAGATACTCAATCGCAGAATCAGCAACACTATTGGGGTTAACAGCCTGCCGTTTGGCGTTCCATCTCCATACTAAAGCGGCGGAATCAGACATGATCCACCGCTGCCATGTAGGACTTTATGAACGCTGCCGCCGCTTCAATGTTGATAGCGTTTCCGTAGGTGCGCACTCTTCCCACTCGGGCGGGAATCCCATCAGCCAGCGGGAATGATCCGGGTCTAACTGGCCTCCACCATCCATCCCGGCCGTGGAGCCAATCAGCATCTCTCCAGAAGCCGTTAACCGGGCCGGGCCGCATAACGCAGCTACATCCTGAAGCCGCTTCTGAATCTTTGTTCCATTGTCGCGATACATCCGCATAGCCTCTTGCGGACATGGCGAGCGGTCGTTGCTCGTGGTCGGCGTCGGCCAGCCCGCAAGCTGCGCAGCCACATCGAGCCTGTCCGTCGATAGCTTCCCGTTGCGGATCCGTCCTCCCTGATAACCGCCTTTCCCGTCCGTTGCTGTCGGCGTCGGCCATACCGCCATTTTCACCATCTGCGTAAGGCTGCTGCCCGTCATTCCCGAGGTGATACCCGTCCCTCCGCGCACTCCATCGGTCGCGCTCGGCGTTGTCCAGCCAGCCAATAACGCAGCTGTCTGAAGGTTTACCCCCCCCCTGTCGGTTGAAATTCCCCGCACCTCTCCCATTGCTGGCGATCGGCGTCGGCCACCCAATAAGCACGGTCTCTCTGGTGCGGCGCGCCGACGCTCGCAGACGGAAACGCAGTCGCCCCGAAGGCATAGCCCAGGGCTTCCACGTCAGCTTGTACAAGGTCGATCCAGTCGTTCGCGTCAGCGCTGCCAGATTGCTCGCCAAAGACCACGACAGGGCGGCGCTGGCCGACAAGCCAATGTGCGGAGGGCCATAAGTGCCGCTCGTCAGCAAACCCAAGCCCTTTGCCTGCCTGGCTGAAAGGCTGGCAGGGGCATGATGCTGTCCATGCCGGGCGGCTGTCTGGCCATCCTGCGCGACGCAGGGCAAGCGACCATCCGCCGATCCCGGCGAAGAAATGGCACTGATTGAATCCGATAAGGTCATTGGGGGTTACATCCTCAATTGAGCGGGTATCAACGACGCCCGGCGCAATGTGGCCGGCGTCGATAAGGTTGCGCAGGTGCTGTGCTGCGTGGGGGTCTATTTCGTTGTAATAAGCAGCCACAGCGCCTCCCACACCACAGAGAAAACACGAAAGGCGAGATAGCCCATCGGGAGCCAGAACAGCAGCGAGCAGAGTGCGCAGCAGATAACAAGGTTTCGCCAGAACCGGCGGTAATTGGTTTCTTCGTTCATCAGAATGGCAACCCCTCGTCAGGTGCCTCGGAAACAAGCTTTAGCCGCACAAGCCCACCCTTCCTGATGCCCTGGTCATCGCTTCCAATGCCGGATACGCATGACCTAGAGAGCGGCATATCTGCATCAAGGATGAATGCCCTAAAATCAATCAGGGTGAAGGTGTGGTATTGCTGACTACCGGTTATGCGGTAAACCAGCGCTGTCACGATGGTGTAATCCCCTCGCTCATCGGCGGGATCTACTGCTAACCACACTGGCTCACTCATCAAAATTCCTCCGCCCCGTCGAATGCACCCGCTGCAGCCATTGCGCCGTAAGTGGAAGCACCCATCACAGGGCCGCAATCCGGGCAGCTGGCGCCACCTGAGCGGCCACAGCAATCGCACACGCGAAGAACGCCAATAACCTCACCGGCCATGTCGCGGCTTTTGGCGCTGACAGAACGGCGGACGCTGAAGGCGTGGAGGCTGAAAGCGGAGTAGATCTCGCGGGTTTCTGGGGTATCGCTGTTTGAGATAACTGAGCGGGCGCCATGCTGGCGATGAGCATCGAGCAGGGTTGCAGCCAGAGCGCGGTGATCGTCCAGTGTGAATGGCTTGCCGTAGGCGGTGAAGTTGGCGGTTTTGCTGGCCGGGATGTAGGGGGGGTCGCAGTAAATTACCGAATTCGGGCGGTTCTTCGCGATGTATGGAATGGAGGTGCGGAAATCATTGCTAAGAAAGAGTGCGTTGGTATCCCGCGCTTTTTCGCCGAATAAGCGCATTTCGGCTTCGGGGAAATATGGCTGTTTATATCGGCCAAATGGCACATTAAAATCGCCGTCCAGATTTGTACGATAAAGACCGTTGAAGCAGTGGCGATTCAGGTACAAAAAGGACGCCGCCCATAATGTCGATCGGCAATCCTCTTCTGATTCATACCATGACATGTAATTGAATCTTGCGCGCTCGGAGTAATATTTATCTGCTTTATTACCGTCCCGAAACATATTGCGGGCAACCGCTATCAGGCGCTCTGTATCATCCCTCAATACAAGAAAGAAATTGATCAGCGCGCGATTGCTGTCGCAGAGGACGTAGCGGCGGTATTCCGTGTTCATAAATACGGTGCCGCTGCCAACGAATGGCTCAATCAGGCAATCAGCTTTTGGGAGGTGCTTCAGCAGCTGCGGCATAACGCGGGTTTTGCCGCCGGCCCATTTGATCGGGGACTTAATCATTTTTTTGCCTCCATCACGGTGTATTTCTGGATTAGCGGATCAATCACAATATTCATCAGGTTAACGAGGGTCTTTGCGGCCTCCGGGCCTTCCAGCACGCCGAGCGCTGTGGCGTTTGCGAGATTGAGGGTTTTGGCCTCGTGCAGGGCGGCCAATGCACCCTGGGCGTATTCAGGTGATCGGTTCATTTGCGATATTCCTGGTTGTAGGTTTCGTGGGTCATCAGCCGCCACTGCTGGCCGCCGTTCTTACTGAGCAAGCGCCAGCGGCGACCAATGCGGATCACGAGATAGGCATGCGGCATGACGCGGGAGAAATTGCGCTGACCGCGGGCGAAGCACTTCAGGGCGGCCAGCGCCCTGTTGCAGACCGGCAGCGGTGCGCTGCAAATGACGGAGAGACGCGGATGCATGGCGGCCCTCACAGTGATTCGAGATGCGGGCTGGTTAGGCGCTGCCAGATCTCGCAAACCTGCTCGGCCTGATATACGGCGTCAGTCAGCATGTAAGTGGCCGTTGAGCGGCGCGGGTGCGGAACGTAACCGGTGGCACCCGCCAGCATAACCAGCGTATTCAAACTACAGACCCTGAGAGCGATGCGGGACACAACCAGGTTATGCCTCTTCACGGCAGAAATGAGCTGCCTTACCGCACCCTCCGATCTTGTCCAGCACCGGAGATCCGCATGTTTCGATGCGTTTTTTTCCACGAATCCGAGAAGTTCGGCCACGGCGGCTAATTCGGTGTGGGTCGCGCTAATTATCTCTACGCGCTGATCGGCGTCCCTTTTCAGCAGCCCGATCACCACTGCAGGATCGATATTTTTGACGGTGTTTAGGTCAATCGCGCGGTAGAACTGGGGCCCAAGCTGCCCGGTTGACGGTTCAAAGAAGGCGCACCCAACAGCGAACAGCTGTGAGTCGTCTTCACTGCCCAATGCCCTGACGTCAAGCATCATGTTATTCATGGTTTTTTCCCTCACTGATGGTTAGCTCGCGGGCGTTGGCCCACTGTTCGATTGATAAATAAATCTCTTCCGGGGTGGCGCTTTCCTTTTTCAGCTGGCCGATGAAAATGCGCAGCAGGCCCAGCAGGTGATCGCGCTCGCGTTTCCGTGCGTTGGCGCTTATTTCCACAAACTCTGGATCACTTATTCCGCCATCCAGTTTTATTGACGTGATCGACATGCGACCTCCTGAAAAAGGCAAAACGAATCCCCGGCAAAATGAATGCCGTTATTTTTAACGCTGGTTAATTAGTGGTTAGGGCGCGGTTTTCTTTTAGCCAGCTTGAATAACCTTTCGTGCCAGTGATACAGAAAATCAATAAAGGTCGTTCTGGCACGCTCGTGATTACCACGAATATCTTTTTCCAGCCCGTAAATAATTAAATCAATTGACGGGCTGCTTGCTGGTACGACAATGACGCAACCATTTTTCAGGTGAACAGTAAAACCCTGCTCGGCGTTATCTACTGCCTCGCGGATCAGCATTTCCTGTGCCCATGAAGTTTTCTCTTCGGTGAACATGCTCATGCGGCAATCCCCGCAAACACTGGAGGGGGTATCTCTCCATTCATGATGGTGTTGACGAATGGGCGAAGCTCGCTAAGCGTGTCATCGTCATTCAGGCAGAATGCAGCACCATAGATGTGCTGGATTCCGCTAGCCAGAACCCCGTAATGTGACTCGCGGCCTTGAGGGTTGTTCTCCAGATTGAAATAATAATCTTCCAGCATTTTATTAATCTGTTCGGCATAAAGGCGTTTCATATTCCCGCTTCCTTAATGGACAATAAAATGGTTGTTGTTAATAATCCGATCTATCGTTCTACGCGCTTCCGATAAAGCGAAGTCAATTCCAAAGGAATCACCATCTTTCATAATTTGATAACGTTTCTTCCCTACCCTGCGTGGTAATACGCGGATGGTAAAACCGCAACAAATTCCGGCGTGCTTATTTATCCAGGTAACTTTCGGCAAGTCATCTCCCGTAATTCCGCTCCCTTTCGGCATGATCATCCCCTTTAGTTCATTGACTCAACAAAGCGTTCGGCTTTGTAACGGGCGTTCATGTAGATGGCGAGCAGGTTCACTTCCCGCTTTGCTCGCGGGCGGGCCTGGATGATCGGTAAGCGGCCATCATCTGCGCGGTGCTGAACTGCCTTCAGCGTTAAGCCGGTGCGTTTTGCATAGTCGGCCAGGGACTCAGAAACACGATCGCCGAATGGGTAATCCCCCGGCAAATCCCTGATTTCAGGTGGCGTAGTGGCTCTTCTTGCGTTTCTTGCCATGTGTTATCCTGCCTTGTTTGGGTAGTTTGGGGTTTTATTGGTTCATTTATATGAACCAACTTTAGATCATAGGAATGAACCATGTCAAGCGAGCTAAGTGAGAAACTAAAGCTGATTAGGGAAGCAGAGGATTTAAGTCAGGCAAAATTTGCCGATTTAACAGGTATTTCCATAAGCACAATTAAGAAATATGAGGTCGGGATAATGGAGCCTGGCGGAGTTACGCTGAGGAAAATTACAACTCACGAGGTCTTCAAAAAGTACACCTTGTGGCTAATGAGTGATGAAACCAATGAAGCATCCGGCCAGATAGCTCCGGCTCTCTCCCCTAATGGGCAAGACGGCACATCGAGTCGCCGAGGCGCGAAGAAGGTTGGCTAACTGCTTTAAACATAATGGAAAGATGGGGTAAGGGTGGGATCTGTCATGATAGGGGGATTTTCTGGTGAGTATTAAATCTCTTAAAGATGGCTATATGGTTGATATGCGTCCGCAGGGCCGTGAAGGCCGGCGTATACGCAAAAAATTCCCAACCAAATCCGAAGCGCAACAATATGAGCGCTGGATCCTGTCTTCTCAGCACGGGAAAGAGTGGTTGGATAGAGCCCCCGACAAGCGTCCGTTCTCCGAACTTATTGAGCTTTGGTGGCGCATCAAAGGCCAGACCATGAAATCAGGTGAAAGTACCCGCCGGAAACTGGAGCGCGTTGATGAAGCGATGGGCTTCCCCACCACTGACCGGATGAATAAGAATGCCTGGGCCGAATATCGCGGAACCCGATATGCAGCGGGCATTAAGGCTAAAACGCTCAACCGCGAACAGGAAACGCTCTCTTCTCTGTTCGGTACGCTCATTGAAACCGGGAATTATCACCACGAAAACCCCTTTAAAGGCATTTCACCGCTAAAAGTGCACGCGCATGAAATGGGCTATCTGCTGAAGTCGCAGATTAACCAGCTTTTGACTACCCTGCCCGAGCCGGAAAACCTCGCGGCGCGATTAAGTCTGGCGACCGGCGCCCGCTGGGGTGAGGTCGTTAAACTAAGGCGAACACATCTTGCTCATTCAAAGGCGATGTTCATTAACACCAAGAACAGCAAAAACAGAACCGTGCCTGTTAGTAATGCGCTGTTTGATGAGCTGTGCGAGCGGGGAACGGGCGATATTTTTGCGGACGTGGATTACGAGTTGCTGCGCCGGACGATCAAACAGGTGGCTCCGGATCTGCCGGAAGGCCAAGGGGTTCACGTTCTGCGGCATACCTTCGCCAGCCATTTCATGATGAACGGCGGCAATATTCTGACCCTGCAAAAAATACTCGGTCATTCGAACATACAGCAAACGATGGTTTACGCGCATCTTGCACCTGATTACCTTCAGGATGCAGTGCGGTTTAACCCTCTGGAGAATTAAGCTATGGATAACATAGAAATATCTGATGACGATCTAAAAAACCACCTTATCAAGCTATACCTTGAGGAAAAGTTCAACAAAAAAACGGATGAAGATTCAAAGAAAATTGTAGAAAAGCAAATGGAAAAATTAAGGCAGATCACGCCGATGCTGTTTTTCCAGTTTCTCGCCGAGAGGGGCGTCTCGGGCAAATGCGTCTCATGTGGTTCTGAAAAGCTATCAGTCCCGCAAGCATTCTCTCTGGAAGGAATTAAAGCTCCAGCGATAGAAAATGGAAAAATAAACGACGACTTGTTAAGGTCGCCTCCCTACGTTCAGTATGTTTCTTTTGACGATGTAGACCAGCCGAGGGGAATACTAAATAGCTACTATCAGATGAATTGCTTAAATTGCGGTCATCTCACACTTTACCGCGCTAGTGTTGTCCTTAAGTGGTTTGCACGTCAGGAATCAAAAGAGGCGGAAGGCAATGAGTAACGTTTCGGAACTTCCCAACCGCAGAAGTATTGATGATGTAATATGGAAGAAAGATGGGAATGGGGGCGGTGATATGTCTGACAATCTTGAAAAGCGTGTAGAAAAACTTGAAGACGGCATTTCCGTTGTCAAACTTGACCTTGTACGACTGACAGAGCGTTCAGAGCAGTTTGTCACAAAGGCTGATTTATCAGAGCTTAAGGGTGATTTGAAGTCTGAAATTATCGGTCTTAAGGGTGATATCAAAGCAAGTGTTGCAGAGATAAACCTTAATACCTTCAAAGCGATAAAAGAGTCTCAAGAGTCCACGCTCAAGGTGGTGCAGGATCGTTTCGATAAGCTTGATGAAATCGCTCGCTGGAAATGGGGCAACATTATCATCCCTATAGTGATGGGTGTATTCGGTGCTGTAGTTGCGTACCTAGTGGCAAAAGCTGGTGCCTGA